CAATCTGTAGGTCGTTAATTATTTCCACGGCCTCAACGAGATCCTCGTGATCTAGCTCGATGGTGATTTTCATTTCCAGGGGATTCCTTTGTTCAAGGCTATGATGGTTTTCTGCGCCCGGCGATAATCGTCAGGACGCATACTCCCCATGCGGTGCATAAGCAATTGGATACTGAAGGCCTTCTTGGTAACTGGCCAGAGACGCTTCATCAAGATTATATCGTGAGGAATTATGTAATGCTCGGCAGACGAGTCAGCTCTGCTCTCTTCGTCGCTTGTTTCGTGCGCCATGTCTCAAACCTCGTATCCATAACCTTGATCTGGTGTCTAAGTTTAGCAGATTCGTAAACCGCCGCCTTAATTCCTTTCAGAAGCTCTAGATAATCCTTGTGAGAGTAAGCAAACCTCTCCTGCTTCTGTAGGGCCATGCCCGGAGCATCTGCCTCTGCCTGGCTCATCAGGATAGCCTTAAGGCTCTTCCGATATTCCAGCAAATAGATCCTGTTGGATTCCGCCTCCGCGTACTTCTCGCCCAGGGCTTCGATCTCTGTGAAGTTTTCTGCGATCATATGTTATCTCCACGTGCTTTTTCACTAAATCCCTATACTCTTCAGGGACCTTGGATAATGCTAATATCCGCCCCTCTCTCGTCGATATAGCCGCAATTTCGGCAGCGTACTGCCGGGGCCAACGGATTAAATATTTCAAGGGCAACCTCGTCTTGAATTTGATCTTTAGGGAAAACGGTATATCTACCGTCCTCCCAAGCCATTACATGCGGAACCTTGTAGGTATCGGCAAGCCAGACAGCCTCTTCCATCGCAGAATCGACATCTGTGAAAGTGCTCTTATCCATCCTTCATGCCCTCCCGTATAAATGTCACATAACTGACACCCAGGGCATCGCAATACTCTATGAGTGTACTGATTTTGACATCGCTCCTGGACGCAGTGTAACTGACCATCTGCTTAGAGACCCCGAGACGCTTAGCCAGATCTACTGCCTTCACGCCTCGCTGATCCTGGAGCTTTCGTAATGTTTTACCAAAGTCCATAGGTTACCTACCAGGGGATATCATCTTCAAAGGTTTCTACCACGTCCGGGCTCTTGGGAGCCGGTGCATTTACTACGCCGTCCTTAGCTTGAAGAGAGAGAGACACCAATGGCTTCTTACCACCCTCGCTAGAGGTCCACGCCGATGTCCAGTAATCTGTCGCTGTATTACACTTCGGGCAGACTACGTTAGTGCTTCCTTTAAGCTGCGGATGAGTTTCTTTTTCGCGGCGATCATTTTTCCAAAGGGCCCCACGGTTGCTGTTGTCGTACTGCATGTCGTTCTCCATAGTTTATTTTTAAGTTTTTCTCGTTCGATGCAAGCATCGCAAATAGATAATCTTTTCCGCCTGTCTACTGCTTCTAGGCAGATTTCACAGGGGACAACATTAACCATCGCCATAAGCCTCGCGGAACTCTGTAGACTTCATGATTTCTCTCTCCTGGGTGGTAAACGGTCCACCCTTGCTCGGAGCCTTCCACAAAGTCGCTTTGTCTTCATCGCTCAGGCTGAACCACTCTTCCGCAGCGGTAGAGTAATCATCCAGAGCAATACCAGCTTTGATCGCTAAGATTGACTCAGCGTATCTCAGCATAGTCTGCGTGTTCTCAATTAAGATCTCGTTGATCTCTTTCTCTGACGGCCCGCTGTTCTGCTGTGTGATAGCGTTAGCCACCTCGTCCGCAGTAGCATACTCCGTTCCACCCAGGCCGAAAGCGGCCAGACATCTACCGATCGCACTCGTCTCACAGTTCTCGACGTGTGACGTTCGGTTGATGTTGGTAGAGCCCCTGACCTCGTGTGCTAAACCGGTAGCCAATAATTTGCCGTTATCGCTAATCGACGCCTTAACCACCACGTCGTCACCTTCCCATCGGACAATATCTGTCTCAATGGTGAGCTCAGGATAAGATTCACGGAACGCATGGACGCGCTCCGCAACGGTGTGATATTCCTTGCCGTGGATGTTTACTGGCATTTTAACCCCCTAATTATGTTGTCTAAATCGCCCAAAGGATCGCCAAACATACTGTTTAGCTGAGCCTTGGAGTCCTCAGAATCTTTAACGTAGAGCTCGTAGATCTTCTGATCGAACTCAGCGCGCTCGGCGCTATTGATGGGATATGGGTTTGGTGCAAAGTGCCCGTCGGTCTTAAAGACATGCTCGGCCAGGGCAGAGGGAGTTATAATATCCATAGTCAGTCTCCAGTGAATGAGACTAGAATTCTACGGATTCATGGGTATGTTGTCAAAGCTTTTTAATACTTACCTGTCCTAATAATGTCTGACAATTCTTTCGCTCTCTGGCCTACCTGGAAAGCGTATTTACTATCCAGGAGCTCGTCAGCAGCCCGCTCGTAGTCTCGGTCCTCGAACGCTTTGATCATACGTTTGAACTGGCGGAACCGGGTAAGACCAAGATTAAACACTAGGTTTATGCAGGCGTCCCTTCTGGCGTCGTCCATCATCCTGAACCACGAATACCTATTCAGCTCGGTCTCTGACCTGGCTATATCATTCCTGAGCAGGTACATGATCTCGTCATCAGTCAGAGGGTTGTCCTCGAGGTTCCTGCCGACGCCCACCGAGATTTTCCCCGCACTGCACTCATAGGGCAGACTTCTCTTACCCTCGTGCCTTATTAGCATTTCCTCGAGCTTACTGATCATCTTCGTATAGCTCCAAATCTAAAAGAAACTGCGCCTGGGCGTGTAACAATCCCACTATTGTATGAACATCCAAACCAAGATCAAGAGCCTTGGTGCTGAGATTAGTTAACTCTAGGTCGTATGCATGCATAACGCCGAAGTAATCATCTAAGCCCGAGTCTTTAGGAAACTGCACCACATTGTCTGTCATGAGCCTATCCTGCACGGATCGATTAAAGTTATTCCGGTCGTTAATAGAACCGCAGTTCTCGCGCCGGAGCGCACATATGTCATTGGGAAACTGCAATACCATTTCAAGTCCTCCGCTACTCCTCTGGTTATATCGCCCAGTTGGTAGCCATCCTTGAGGTTATTGCTAACCGCGCAGCTCATCAATGCGAAGGAAATCATTAACCACCAGGTCCCGGTAGTTATCCATCGAGTGATCCGAGACGCTGTCCCCAAGTCCCCAATCTTCCTTAACATAGTCACGCTCCGGGTTAATAATCGTGCGCCCGTCATTATCAAAGTAAACCATCGTCTGATTATCATCTGGCCGATAGCACATTTTGGGTATTCTGGTAACAACATCGGACCCGCAGACAAATGAGATCTGCTGCTGCAAGTGAGTCATCTTCTGTTTAGAGCCAGCAACGAACACGTTGGGCTTACCAAAGCACACCAGGGAGAGATCTGTGAAGTCTTGCGAGCAGTGAGCTGAGAGCTCAGCCAAAGCAGCACCGAGAGAATGGCCGCAGAATACGGTTCTTTTGTACGGGTCTAGTAACCGGCGGATGCGCTTCCAAACCGACTTGTGAGCCATCACAAAGCCCGCGTGAGCCCATCTACGGTTATACCTATAGGGTAGAGCGGATACGTTAAAAAACCAATCCTGCGGCTGCTGTGTGCCCCTGAATACGACGTAGTTTACGTTCTCGCCAATGACAATATAAGCAGTCGTGGAGGTCCACCAGGATTCAATCCTAATGCTATTGGGGATGCCTTTATAGGCCTGTAGAGCGTAGTTCGCAGCCCGCTCTATATGGGTCCTATTCGCCGCAGGTAATTTCAATGCGGTTCGGGGCCACTGCGACAGCCACCGCCTCACGATTAGCGGCACGAGATTCAGCCGGGAGCTCGCAATATCTTGAGACAGCATCCGCAACGATCTGAGTTTGACTGCACGAAGCCAGGAACAGCATTGGGATTATCAGTAGATTTTTCATAATTTCACCTAAAAGTAGTTAGCTAAAGCTGCTGCAATGGTAGCGAATAGAATCCAGAATATCCTCTCGGTGTATCTTCCGCTCATGCTCAGTGACAGATTATGCACCTCAGTCTCGATCCGGTCTACCTTGCGATCTATATCAGACTGACGATTAAATACCGTGACAATCCTCTCCTCGACCCTGGCGAGCTTAATCACCGCGTCCTGGAGTAAATCTATTTTGTCCTCTAGTCTGCTGAGCCTGTCTTCCATCTACATCACCACATTCGCTTGGTCATATTCTCGAGGGATCTCGTAGGTGCAAGTCATGAGCTTGCCCCCCTCAGCCTTATAAACAATTAGGTCCATCGTGTGCGCTGAATTAAACCCCATACTAGAATGCCAGCGGTCGGGTGGAGCCAAGCACCCGTGCTTAGACACGGTGCACCCTTCAAATTCCTGCAATGAGGCATGATGCCAATGGCCCACTAAAAACTGCCTGTGAGTCGTCTCACCCCAATCTTTCGGCATATCCCTTGGCATTATCTGGGCTAGTTTTGCGGCCTTGATCTTATCCCCGTGGTGAATACCCAAAAGCCACTTATTCCATCTCACGTAATGCACGTACTGGGAGGATTTTAACACATTTACTCTGGGCTCATTTCGGAAGTAGGTCTCCAGAATAACCTGGACCGCGAGGCTAGTGTGGTCGTCGTGATTACCCCTAGCGACCACTAACGTCACGTTATCAACCTTGGTCAGCATCTGCTCGACGCCGTTCATCAGGACCTGGGCACAAGCCCTAAGTTGATCCTCGTAAGAGCAGGACATATCTACTAGGGTGCCCTTCGTGGTACTCGCCGGGTTACCTCTATCAGAATGCGCCAGATCTCCCAATGAAACCAACAAGCCATTTTTGGCCTCTGGCATCTGCTCAACAAGCGCACAGATCGCCAAATCAACCTCACGGGTTGCCTTGCCTACATTGAAGTCTCGGTCACCTGTCTCCTTACGGAACGCGAGAGCCCCAATATGCGCATCACCGATTATCACGCTGGGCATGAGGTCATCCTTTCGAACCTTCTTACCCTTAGCCTTTCGCTTGACCGGGATAACGCCCTGGCAGAGCTGCTCCACGAAAGCATTAAAGGCGTCTGCCTTCTCAGCCTCAGTGTACGTCCTCTTGGTCTTCAACCAGGTCTTATTTCCGTCCATATCGGCGGTGTATACGCTCCTACCGATAACGCTCTCGCCCGGCCCGACTAGATGTCTGCTGTCGAAGTGCTCTGTGTAGCCGCCGGCGCATGCTCTGGCCTTTACACCGTGAATGATGTTTCGTACCGTCGCCGGGGTAACATCAAGCGATATTGCAGCTCGTGATGCGTTCCTTTCACTGTTTTCCCACGCCTCTACTACTTCGCGTTGCCTGTCTGTCCTGGCGTAGTCTATTAGACTCATTGGCCACCTTCTTTGTAATACTTGAGATCGGTTTGCAGGATCAAGACTTCTTTCTGCAAGGCTATGACTTCTTCTTCTAGCTTTCTTATATCAGGAAAGACGTAGTTGTTTTGATTACCTCTCAGGCCTGCCGTCTCCTGAGCATTAACGTCTATTCTTTCACTGATACTGGCGTAGCCCCAAGTAGCAAATGCCACTATAGATATAATCTGTAATAACCAAACTACACTGATCGTTATCTCAGACTTTTCGTTTAGCTGTGGTGGCGGCATCAATCACTTTCCTGCGCCATATTAAGGCCAATGTGTACACTTTTGTGCGTTTTGTCGACACTTGTTAATAACTACCGATGGTTCATATACTTTCCATTATCGGTACTAATGGTAACTATATGGCGCATTTTCTAAACTTAGCTGTTTGCGGCAATAGCGTCGTTGAACGGAGTAAGGTCAAAGTCCTCAGTCCATTCTTTGGCAACAACAATCTCAAGATGATCGACGTTGCGCTTTACGGTATCTGCCCAAT